TGTGATGGAGAACCAAGTGTAAAATCAGATACCGTTTGACCACTACCTGTATATGGAACGAGGGAGCCACTTATACTTTGTGACCAATCTATCTGTTTGGGTGTAATTTGAGCCATTTAAGAAATAGTTATTTTCTAATATAAATATATAAAATGTTTTAATTATAATTTTTTAATTACTAACAACTATCAGTATCAGTAACATTACCACTATTGTCAATTTGGACTGCATCAACTCCATTTGACCACCAACTATCTAAACCCTCAAATGGAGTTGTAAACCCGTCATCATCCCAAAATCTAGTGTTTAAGTCAAACGTAGAATTATTACCATAAATAGTAACGTCTCTCGGTGTAACTATACACGCATCAGTACTAGTTATATCAGGCCCACCCACGCTAAAAGAAAAAGAGTTATGTGTAAATCCTGCAAACTCACTAATAGCATCAGGTGTTTCAAATCCAGCGGCGTCTGACCTACCTCTCAAAGAAATATTACTTTGAGCAATCCCAAACTCATCAGCCAAATCACCCAACCCTATCGCAGTTCCTGTTGATGGTAGTGTCATAACAATTCATTTATTTTTTCTTTTAAGTCAGTCAGTTCTTGTTTTAATAATGTATTTTCTTCACTCAATTCTTTTATACCTTCCACCAACAACGGAATTAGTTTTTCATATCTAACCGCCTTATATCCATTATCTCTCGTCTGAACGGATTCAGGTAATATCTCTTCTACTTGTTGAGCGATAAGTCCAACATCTTTTCCTTCGTTAGCGTGTATTTCTAACTTACCATCAAATTCTTTCCAATCAAAAGATACACCATCTATTTTTTCAATTCTATCAAGTGAACCTGTTAATTTTAATATATTCTCTTTTAATCTTTCATCGGATGTTGAAAAACCAACTATATCATTGGAAGCGTCTATTCTACCATTGGTCGCGTTTGGATTTACACCAACTCCCAATGCTTGGTCAACCCTCCAACCCAATCCCGCAATAACTCTAAGTTCATCACTAAAATCAGCAGAACCAGTTCTATACGGTGCTATGTAAAATTGACCACTACCATCAATTCCCATCTGAACACCATTATCATTAGTATCCAATGCTCTAAACACAGTGAAGTTTGTAGTTGCTCTATCAACAACGTAAGCACCACCAGCATTTGTTAAATCTGTTCCACTATATGTAAGGTTAGTTTCCGCGGTAACAGTTCCATCACCGTCATTAGTCAATACTACATTGGAAGTTCCTGAATTCGCGGTTACTTCCGTTAAATCAAGACTGATTGTAGGAGTGGTAGTAGCGTTGGTAATATCTAGTCCTGTTCCTACGGTTATAGTAGAAGTGAATGCGTTGGCTCCTAATTCTCTTGTACCTACTACGTTAGTTGCCCCGTTTATCGTTAATACCGTTGTTTCCGTGGCTTGAGTTGATAAATAAGGTAGTTCCAAATTAGTATTGGAAAGAATTACATTAGCATCATTTAGTTGGAAATAAAAATCTTTACCATCAGACCTTAATTCTAATTCCGTATCGTCTACAATACTAGCTGTTAAAAAATAAGATTCGTTATTTACAATAAGTTTTAAGTCCGATGAAAATAGAGAACCCGATAGTATGGCTTGTTTCGCTTGGAAAGTACCATCTGAATTCATTATTATGTTTTCACCCGAGTCTTTAATTTGAGTATCAGTTACGGTAAATCCTGCTATTTCAGATGAACCTTTTATTTGTGCAGCACTTGCCGTTATCTGTCCATTTGACTTAAGTATTAAATTATCACCTGTATCATTTATTTGACTATCAGTAACCTCAAATCCTGCTATTTCAGAACTACCTTTAATCTGTACTGCACTACCTGTAATCTTTCCATCTACTATATGGAAATTACTACCGCTCATTTCTATTTCACCATTGTAGACTAACAAAAAGTTATCGTCACTACCAACACGGAATGCTGGTAATGAATTGGCAAAGGCATCTTGACTTATTCGTAATAGATAATTTTGATTGTCTACATAAAAACCATACGCATCTTGACCTGCGGCGTTTAACTTAGTATCAGATGAACCACTTAAATCAGGTCGGGGTGCCTCACCTAAAATAGCCACCGTTGTGGTATTGGCTGATAATTCAGTTCCAATGATACTAAAGTTAGCAATTTCACCACTACTAGCGTTTATTTCACCACTTATTTGTGCATTTGAAGCTGTTAGGTTACCATTCGCCTTTACATTGAACGTAGACGAACTTATAAAGAACTCATCACCCGTGGAAGAACCACTTATACCAAAAGTAGTTCCATTACTTAGAACATTATCACCAATGGTGAATCCACCGATATCCCCACTCGGTGCAGATAATGTACCTCCAAATGTTGCGTCACCGTTCTGTGCGAGTACGAAGTTAGAACTACTGATTTCTAAATTATTATTAGAACCACTTATATAATTTACAGAGCCGGGAGTATCCGTTCCAAAGAAGAAAGTAGGTGTAACGAGGTTTATTTCACTACCACTAATAGTAGCGGTTTCGGTTTTTAATACAAATCCACTTTCACCAAAACTTACTAAGTTATTATCATCTTCTTTGAATAAAAACTCACCACTAGACGAGATGTATGCAGTCCAATCATCAACAACAGTAGAGTAGTAACCCAAATGTTGTGCAGTCAAAAAGAGACCCGTACTACTTGGAGTTACAATTGGTTTAACTATCTTAGCATTTGCATCAGTTACAATTTTATCAGAGTTAGTGGTAATGTTAGATGAGTTTGTAGACACATCAGTAGCAAGTGAACCACTTACACCACTCAATGAAGAAGATAGAGATTGACTCACATCACTTAACGAACTACTTAAACTTTCTGATACACCTGTTATTGTTCCATCTATACTTTCTGACACTTCTGTGAAAGAACCACTAATACTTGTGGTAGTTACACCTGCAAGGTCTCCACTTGTAATAGTTATCTCCCCACTAACTCTAACACTACCATCTTCATTTAATTCAAAATTAGAAGATGATATTTCTAAATTATTATTAGAACCTGATATGTAATTGACTTGTCCCGGCGTATCTGTTCCAAGGAAAAATGTTGGTGTAACAAGATTTATTTCACTACCACTTATCGTAGCAGTTTCAGTCTTTAATACAAACCCATCACTTGCAAAACTTACTAGGTTGTTGTCATCGGCTTTGAATAAAAACTCACCACTTGACGATATATACGCGTTCCAACCGTCAGAGGCAGAATAGTAACCTAAATGTTGTGCGGTTAAGAATAGTCCTGTACTACTTGGAGTTACTATTGGTTTAACTATCTTAGCATTAGCATCTGTTACAATTTTATCAGAGTTAGTGGTAATGTCACTTGTGTTAGTACTGATATTAGTTGCAAGTGAACCACTCACATTACTTAGTGATGATGAAAGTGATTGGCTTACATCACTTAACGAACTACTTAAACTTTCTGATACACCTGTTATTGTCCCATCTATACTCTCCGATACTTCGGTAAATGAACCACTAATTGAATTTGCATCAATTCCGGCCAAATCTCCAGCAGTAATCGTTATATTCCCACTAACTGTTACATCACCGTTCTGAGCAATTGTAAAGTTATTACTTTCTATTTGTAAGTTTCCATTAGAACCTGATATAAATGTTGTGTCATCACCAAAGAAGAAAGTAGGTGTAACAAGATTTATTTCACTACCACTTATCGTAGCTTCGTCAGAAACTTTTAATATAAAACTATTATTACCAAAACTAATTTGGTTATCGTCATCTTTTTTAAATAGAAACTCCCCACTTGATGAAATGTATGCATTCCAACCGTCAGAGGCAGAATAGTAACCTAAATGTTGTGCAGTCAAAAACAGACCCGTACTACTTGGAGTTACTATTGGTTTAACTATCTTAGCATTAGCATCAGTTACAATTTTATCAGAGTTGGTAGTGATACTAGTAGAATTAGTAGCTATATCACTTGCGGCAGAACCACTCACATTACTTAGTGATGATGAAAGTGATTGGCTTACATTTGTAATTGTTCCATCTATGCTTTCTGACACTTCGGTAAATGAACCACTAATACTTGTGGTAGTTACACCTGCCAAATCACCACTTGTTATAGTTATATCCCCACTTACAGTTACATTACCGTTCTCATCAATTACAAAATTAGAAGATGATATTTCTAGGTTTCCATTAGAACCTGAAATGTAATTGACTTGACCTGCAGTATCTGTTCCAAAGAAAAATGTTGGAGTAAGTAAGTTTACTTGAGAACCTGATATGGTTGCTTGGTCTGAAACATTTAATATAAAACTATTGTTACCAAAACTTATTTGGTTGTTATCGTCTTTTTTGAATAAGAAGTCACCACTAGAACTTATAAATGCATTAAAACTACTACTATCATAAAAACCCATTGCGGTGCTAGTCAAATATAACCCTGCACCTGCACTAGGAGTTGGAATCGGTTTAACTATCTTGGCATTTGCATCGGTTACTATTTTATTAGAGTTAGTAGTGATGTTACCTGCGTTGGTGGTTATATCACCCGAGTTAGTAGATATGTCACTTGCAACCGAACTACTTACATTACTTAATGAAGATGAAAGTGATTGGCTTACATTTGTAATCGTGGTATCAATTGATTGACTTGTATTTGTTAAGTCAGTTGCAATAGAAGAACTATTAGATGTAATTGTCCCATCTATACTTTCTGACACTTCGGTAAATGACCCACTAATACTAGATGGAGTTATTCCTGCTAAATCACCTGAAGTTATGGTTATATCACCACTTACAGTTACATTACCACTTTCGTCAATTACAAAGTTAGAAGATGATATTTCTAAGTTCCCATTAGAACCTGAAATGTAATTAACTTGACCTGTTGTATCTGTTCCAAAGAAAAATGTTGGAGTGAGTAAGTTTATTTGTGAACCTGATATGGTTGCTTGGTCTGATACATTTAATATAAAACTATCATTACCAAAACTAACTAAGTTATCATCATCTTTCTTAAATAAGAAATCACCACTTGAACTTATAAACGCAGTGAAGTCACTATTGTTATAGAACCCCATTTCAGTACTAGTCAAATATAAACCTGTTCCAGCACTTGGTGTTGGTATTGGTTTAACTATCTTAGCATTTGCATCGGTAACAATTTTACTAGCATTGGTTACAATGTCCGATGACAAAGATGAACTTGTAGATGTTAAGTCTCCAGCCAATGATGAACTTGTAGATGTTAAGTCAGATGCTAATGAAGAACTTGCATCACTTAGTGAGGACGAGAGTGAACTACTTACATTGGTTATTGTTGTATCAATTGAAGAACTAACATTAGTAATTGTTCCATCTATTGACTGACTTGTTGATGTTAAGTCCGATGCCGCTGAACTACTTACCGTTGTAATGGATGAGGTTAATGATTGTGATACAGTATTTACATAGTCAGTTGTTGCGGCATTACCACCTACAATGTTTATCGTTCCATTTACAACTAAATTACCACCATCATATTCAATATAATTACCTGTTTTAGTAATATCCCCAAGTAAAAACGCACTACCTGTTATTTGTCCATTTGAACGTAATATCAAATTATCATTAGACGATGAAATAGCAGTGTCGGTTATACTAAACCCACCAATCTCACCAAAGGTTGCACGAATACCACCTTCCAAGAAAACATTTTCAGAATATAAACCAAAACCTGCAGTTGCAGGATTGTTACCCAATAATCGTGTAGATGATAAACCACTCAAATCACCAAGTCTAGCTTTTAATTCATAATCATAAACACCACTACCTGTTCGTTCTACAATATCAATGTAAGGAGTATAGGTATTGTTTGGTGATGCATTTAGTAATATCCAACCTGTATCTTGTTTACCTGTTGATACTAAGACTTGTCCGTCAGAATAATCTTGTGCAGAACTAGCAAGTTCTGTAACCCACGTTACATCACTACCTGTTGGTAACCCGTCTGCGTATGCACGTTCAACATATAATTCACCACTCAAATTAGTATCACTTGCACCATCTGTTCGTGACGAACTTTCTACTAAAACATACTCAGAACTAAACCCTGTTCCATCAACTTTCTTTATAAGTAATATCTCATTTACCTCAAACCCTGTAACATTCTCAACACTCATTGTTGTTTCACCCGACGTTACAGACTGTGATAAAACAGTAGAGTTAGCTACCCATAACTGACCACCAACTGCGTTTACTGTTTCTTTCTCAAATACAGTTGTCCTTAGTGTTCCTCTAATCTTTACATTCTCAAACTGTGCGGAACCATTACCTGCCGCGGTAATCTGAAACCCTCTAACCCCGTCTGCAAAGTTTGGTGTTTGTATCGTACCATCTGAGTTGATTTCTAAATTAGATGCAGTTATTAAATTATCTGTGATTGTAAATCCACCAACAGTACCACCTGTGAATAAAACCTGAGAACCTGTAATCTCACCACTAGACTTTAATCTTAAATTATTACCACTATCTCGTATCTCATCACTTTCTAAAACAAAACCACCAATATTCCCACCTGTGAATAAAACTTGAGAACCTGTGATTTGACCACTAGACTTTAAACGTAAATTATTTCCCGTGTCTCTTATTTCATCACTTTCTATAACAAACCCACCAATTTCACCAGCAGTAGCAGTAATAGTCCCTGACAGGTCAACATTAGATGCAGTTATATTACCCTCAAGTAAGTGGAAGTTAGAACCTGATATTTCTACTGTGTCACCCTTAGCAACAAACTCTGTTACGTCAAATGTAATATTAGAACCTGTTATCTTACCACCTGTAAATAAAACATTTGACCCTGTTATATCACCATTACCTTTTACATTAAAGTTAGAGGAAGATATAAAGAAACCTGTTGTTGTTGGTGAACCACTAATAAATATAGTATCACCGTCTGATGATAAAGATGAAGTTCCTATATTAAACCCACCTAACTTACCGGCAGACGCGGTGATGGTTCCTTGGAATGTGGCTCCACTTGCGATTAGGATACCATCTCGGTCAACCATAAAGTTAGGGCCGAACTTAACGAAAAAGTTATCAGGATTTTCTTCAGTTGGTGTAAAGTCTATATAGTATTCATCTGCTAAATACTCAAACCCTGGCGACTGTGGGTCTGACCCCGGCCCTTGGTCTGTCTTAAATATCGTTGAATTGTTTGCATCTAATGTAATATTAGAACCACTAATCTTACCGTCAATTATTTGGAAGTTTCCAATATTACCTGTTTGTGCGGATATATTACCTGTTAGGTCAACATTAGACGCAGTAATGTTCCCTTCTAATAAATGAAAGTTAGAACCACTTATCTCAACCGTATCACCTTTTGCTACGAACTGTGTTACATCAAACGTTATATTTGAACCTGTAATCTTACCACCCGTAAACAATACTTGAGAACCCGTTATGTTTCCGTTTGCTTTTACATTAAAATTAGAAGCACTTATAAAGAAATCATCTCCTGTGGCTGAACCTGAAATCAAATACCCATCACCACTAATACCATCACCACTTAATGAAAACCCACCAATTGTCCCACCGTCAAATAAAACAGTAGAACCTGTAATTTGTCCGTTTGACTTTAATACTAAATTATCATTTGTTGAATTTATTTGAGTTTCTAAAACATCAAACCCACCGATAGACGCAGATACAAACTTAGCAAAACCGTCACTATTGATAGATGAAGATGCGTTTGCGGTTGTGGATGGTGACCCACCGATAAGAGCGGGTGTTCTAATTTCATTTACCGTTAAGTCGGCGTTAATAATAGCATCAGTACCAATTACCAATAAATTATTTTTTGGGTCTAAATGAAATAGTGATGAACTAATTTCTATGTTAGACTCAGCACCACTAATGAATTGTGTAGCTTCCTGTCCAATGAAAAATTTATTAGTTCGTATATCTAATTCACTTGGATTTGTTCTGTATCTAAAAAATGACTCAGACGAAGCAACTAATTCCAAACCAACACCTTGGTATGTAGTAGCACTTCCTGTCAATACAGAACCACTATACATCAAGAACCCAGCAGTTCCACCTACCCCTGTCGCTTCTGCGAATCCCTGATACCCAAAACTTTTTACAATACCACCATTACCACTACCACCTGTAACAACACCACTATTTGAGTCCTCACCCAAATACATTTCACCAACAGTAACATTCTCCCCACCTTCAACAACAATATTAGGTCTTTCAAATATTATGTTATCTTTTGTTAGAACTTTATCAGCTTTGTTATTATTTGCATCAAAGAATTCAACTTTAAAATCAATATCTTGATTTGGTTTAGATATGTTTAATGGTATCTCGGTTCTAAACTCTTGTGGAGAAAACCCATCTTGTACATCTGCAGTTAACCGTATATCTTGTACATACCAACGACCTGATGTTGTAGTAAATACCAACTCACCATCAGTCACATCTGAATCAACAGAAAACACTATACTAAATTGGTCTCTCCAAATCTTATCGGAGTCTGCTCTGAATGAATGTATTAGTTTTCCAAACTTATTATCGGGTTTTATAGATGTGCTCTTAAAATAAACATCCAATCGTGTATCACTTGCAGATACATCAGATACTGCCGCATTTAATCGTAAATTGTAATCAATATTCTTTTTTACATCCAAATCAATGTCGGATTCCAACACATAACGAGGTGTTTGTAGTGTTCGTCCATTTATTTCAACAGTTGTCGGTGAATCATAATCACCATTAATCACTAAACCTGATAAAAATATATCATCATTAGATACTATGGTTGGGTTTGTTGCACTTACTTGTTCTTTACTTACTGACCACGCACCTACTTTTTTAGATGTATCAAAAATACCAACACTACCCGTCCCTTCTAATTCTAATAAGTTTTTATTTTCTACGTCAAGTTCTGATAGTAAAACATAATTTGAGTTAAGAGAGTCACTCTTTCCGAAAACTTTTATCCTAGCAACATCACCACTAACCACCCCCATATCTTTAATATCAATAGTAGCAACAGCAGTTTCTTGTAATCGTACCTCTGAGATGTCAGGTATTGTAATGTAAGAAATTGTAAATGAAAGAGGTGATGATAATATACCTTTAAATTCTTCTTTAGAATAAACCTCAATATCAGGGTTTTGTATGGTCGTAAAAATAGTAGAACTGTCAACGACATTTACTATACCCTGAATCGTCAATCCTAAACTATTCGTTATAGTAGCAATCCCACCATTCATATCAAATGAATATGTACCACTTGCACTTTCAATTAAAATAGTGTAGGAAGAGGTAGACTCATCGTAATAATATTGTTTGACATCACCCGATAATGTAGATGTGGTATTAGATGTCTTTGTAATATCCCTTACAGTCTTTAATGACGGGGTTATTGTAAGTATAGGCGGTTTTCTGAATATAATCTCGTCAGTATTTACACGAGTTTTATCTATTTGAAACTTATACTCAAATAAAAAGTTAGATGTATTTTGGGAAGTAGTTGGTATGTTGGTCTCTACACCATTTTCTAAATAAGAGTCTAAATTAGCAGAGATATAAAGTGTACCCTCACCATTTGATATTCTATCGTCAATCTCAAAACTAATAACCCGCGATGTACCCTTTAATAAATTCCGTACACCATTGATTGATATTTGATTACCATCACTATCAATGGCTTCAAATTGAATGTCAGTTCCCTGTTGTAAGTATGATGAACCATTTATTAAAAATGAAAATACACCTTTACTCACAATATCATCAAGACCACGTATACCTAAATACGGATTTTGAGTATCTGACGTTCTAATAAAATACGACCCATTAGATAAATTTAATGGATTTAGAGGATTGTTTATACTCACGATTTGTAAAAACTAGTTTTACTATAAATATCAATCGTGATTTATTTTAGAAAACCCATTAACCTTTTGTATTTCAACAAAATCATTTACAATATCTCTCATACTATCCAAGTGAGAAATTACAATGATAAAGTCAAATTGTGTTTTAAGATATTGGAATAACATAAATAGTGAATTAAAGTTATCACTATCTAATACACCAAAACCCTCATCTAATGCTAAAAAGTTTGGACGTGGTAGATTAGATATATTCATCAACGCTACTCTAATAGCAACTCCACTAATAAACTTCTCCATACCACTACCCAGTTCCAACGGCCATTCTCTATCTTCATAAACTAACTTAGCATTTATGTTCTTACCGTCAACTTCAATGTTCATATTGAAATCAACAATCTGTTGGAGTATGTTGTTGACTTCATTCTGTATCATTGGAATAGTCTTTGTGATTAGTTCGTATGGTACACCATCACGTTTTACAGAATCTAAATAGTATTGGTATGCTTCTATTTTATTTTCTAAATCTTTTGCTTCCTGTATTTTACCTTCTAGTTCTTCAATCTTATTATCAACAGAACCTGCTTCGTTCCATAACCTTTTTACGTTATTCTGTGATTCTGTATACTTCTGTTTAGTTTCGTCTCTTGTTTCTTTGAGGTCATTAATAATTTTTCGTGTTTCTTTGTTTTCTTTTATCTTTTGTTCATTAGCTTCATACTCTTGAACCTTCACCTCTAACATTTCATTTACTTTAGATAAGTGTTCTAATTTAGTATTACACTCACTTATAGAACTTTCTAATTTATCTTTGTTTAACGATAATTGAGTTATCTTTTCATTTAATATTTTATATGATTTGTATTCTTCTTCTAAATGACTATTTGTCTCAACCTGTGAATAACTCTTTTTAGTCTCTACCAACGTTTTTGCAGTCATCTTTTGTTCTTGTAGTTCACTTAGAATATTATTGTATTCTGTATTGAACTTTTCAACATTATTCAGACAGGACTGACAATTATCATTTACCTCAAAGTGTAAATTGTTCTTTGCTGTTTCTAATCGTTTAAGGGTATGTTCTACTTTTACTTTGTGTTTATCTATTTCAGTTAAAACGTGGTCTCTCTCTTTTTTTCTTTGTGTCCACTCTTGATATTTTCGTTCTATATCGTTATATTGTGTAAGGGTAGTTGTACTATCCTGTAATTCAGTTAGCACACCTGACACGTCAACCTCGTAACTCCTATGACTTGTTTGTATTGAACTTATCTGTTGTTTATTATTTTCTAATTGTTTATTGATTTGTTCAATGTCTAAAGTCTCATCAACACTATGTAATCGTTCATACTGTTCTTCTAACTGAATATCAATTGTATTTAACTTACCCTTTAATGATTGTTCTTCATTTTCAGCACTATCGGTCTCTTTTTTAATTATCTCAAATCGTTTTTCTAAGTCAGCCAACTCTTGTGTAAAGTCATCTCGTTTAAATTTACGTAAAACTGCATTGGTTTCTCTAATCTCATCATTACCGTATGTATAAAGTTTATCAAATACATTTAACCCCATAAGTTGAGCAAGTAAGTCTTTCCTTTCACTTTGAGACTTATCTATAAATACGGAATTATTACCTTGTAGGGATAAACAAGTAAATACAAAATCTTCATACGACCCCAAATACTGTCTAATGATACTATTTGTATCTCTACGTTGTTCACCATTAAGTGGTGTTGTTATACCACCTTCTTCTTTCCAAAAATCTACATCTACTTTTACTGCTCCTCGTTTGGTTCGGTGTGCATTTTTTTCAATATAATAATCAACGTTGTCAATCATAAAGTGAAACTTACAATTGAATCTATCTTTTCGGTTATTCATTATATGGTCTGCCTTATAGGCTCTACTACATTTATCAAATATACAGAATGATAGTGCATCAAAGATAGATGATTTACCACTTGTGTTAGGGGCGAATAAACCCAATACACCATCCATTTGTGTAAAGTCTATTTTATTACCTTCACCATACGAAAACATATTATCAAACTCAAATGAAATTGGTAGCCACCTAATATTTCTTACAACCTCTTCTTCAGGTATTTTACTATTTAATTCTCTGTTTATATCCTGAACTTGTTGGAGTATATCGTTCTCCAAAAATGGATAGTTTCTATCTATATAATCTTTAATAAGTGCATTTTGATGTTCTACATTCTGTATGTTATCATAATGAATACTTGAGGAATAGTCACCAACTTTTTGTTGAGAAAGTGTGTCTGTTCGTATGACTGTGAACTCATCAACTTTATACTTCTTTCGTATTTTAGTCAGTATCTTTTTTAAGTCAGCATTATCTGTATTTGCTACCCTGATTCTTAACCTTGGTTTTTTAGGCATATCATCTACGACAGGAAACTCACCATCAATAATGTCTAACGTATAATATCCATAGTCATTTGGAATTTCAACAAACTCACTAGTTCGGGTTTCTACATCCCACACCAACATACCGTGTCCTTTAAGATTCTCACCGTGGTTTTGTTGTATAAGTGACCCAGCATAGGCGATGGTGTGTTCATCGTTCAAGTATTGATATGCGTGAATATCTCCAAGTAAAAACATATCAAATCCTTCCATCATTGAAACTTGAACTTTTGTATTATGTATCTTAAACCCAACATCAGTTCTAGCACTATCCACTGCATCGTGATATAACCCAACCTTTACATTATCACCTTCTACATCTTTTGCTTTCACAAAGTTCTCTACGTCATCAAAGATACTCCACACTACAAAATCAATGTTATCGTGATTGTAAACACCCCCATCTTTGTAATAGTATAAGTTATCAATATCAAGTGTATCAATGATTGGTGATAACACGTCCATTCGGTACGTGTTGTTTAAGTTACAGTCGTGATTACCTGTAATTACAATAGTGTCACATAAATCTGTTAAACTCTCAAAAAAGTTGGCAGTCATATCAACCAACTCGGGAGACATTTCTGTTTTGGAATGTGCAATATCACCTGCTACCACTATAACAGAATTATCTGTTTTTCTGTCTTTGATTTCTTTATACAACTTAGTGAACACTTGTTTGTATTCATTATGTCGTTTTAAGTTTCTAATGTGTATATCTGCTATGTGAAATATCTTATCTATCATACGAATTGTAGTTTAACTAAATCTGTAAAGTCTGTTTCTTTTGTTTGTTTAATTAATTCAGTCACATCAGTAAACCCTAAATCATTAGGGTCTTTTTCTTTTAACTGAACCAAGTGAACCTTGATATGTTGTTCCATCAATTTCTTTGTAATGTCTAATGCTTCACCTCTAGCATCATCATCTAACATTATATAAACTTTTTTAACATCTCGTTCCAATATCTTATCATACAATTTACTTGGAAGTCGTTTCCCCAACAATGGTATGACATTTCTCTTTGTTGAGATTGCATCAAACACACCCTCTACTAATACCAATGGTAAATCATAAGATATGGTATTCTCAAATATCACTTGGTCTTTTGATACAGGTGGGTTTTTGTATTTCATAGAAGATTGATAATAGTTTCTAGCAACAAAGTAATTTAATTTACCATCTTCATCATAAGAAGGGACTATCACATAATTTTTATACGTACCACTATCACAGTAACCTATGTTGTATTTAATTACATCTTCTCTACCTATACCCCTTGCCTTTAAGTAGTTTATGACATTCTTTGTTTCATAGTTTTTAGGAGCCTCTGTAAGTGGTATGAACTCTTTTGGTAATGAGAAATAAATTTCTGTTTGGTCGTCGTCCTGTTTCTCGTAAGTTGTTTCACCCGTAATCTTCCTTAACCGAATAAACACACTATCGTCTGCGTTTAATTGTTTGAGTAAGGTGTATAGTTTCTTACCACGTGAATTACAAACCCAACACTGCCATTTTTGAGAACTAAGGTTGATAGCGAGTTTCTTTTTATGGTGATGACAGAATGGACAATAGAACGAACATTCATCACCACCGTGGTCGGTATATTCACCCAATGAACCGTGGAGTAAGTCTAAAAGTTTTTCCTTGGTATTACTATTCATAGATACAAAGTAAGAATAAAAACCGAAAGTATCAACTTTTACGAAGTAAGTAGTTACCTAATACCAAATAGTCCATATCACATTTTAAGAATGTTTCTATTGCAGTTTTAGGGTCATTTACCATTGTTTGTCCTTTAAGATTGAATGATGTATTCAATAAGATTGGAAATCCACTATCTTTCTGAAACTGTTTAAGTAATTTGTATATTCTTTTATTATTTTCTCTAACAGTTTGTATCCGTGCACTACCATCAATATGTGTAATAGATGGTAATGACTTTTGATATTTCTCATTTACCTGAACTACCTGATTCATATATGGAACATCTTCGGTGTAGTCAAAATAAGTTGATTGGTCATCGTAAGTAACCATTGGTGCAAATGGACGGAACCCTTCTCGTTTTTTTACAACTTGATTAACTCGGTCTCTCATATGTAACATTGTTGGGTTGGCTAATATAGAACGATGACCCAATGCTCTTGCACCAAATTCTAACTCACCCTCAAACCAACCAACAACCGAACCACCATTAATTAGTTTAGAAACTTCATCAATCAACACATCATCATCTAAACGAGAAAATCCTATATTAAGTATAAACTTTGAAATATCATCTAATATTTGTGAGTCAGTATAAGACGGCCCTAAAAATGGATTCGTATTAATCACCCGTTGTTTGGTTTGTTCATTTTTATAATAAAAGTGTAAACACACTCCAATCGCAGACCCAGCATCACTTGGTGCAGGTGGAACCCATAAGTTCTCAAACTTAGTCTTTTGTTTTATCTTACCGTTCGCGGTTCCGTTGTAAGCACAACCACCCCCTAAACATAAATTAGTTATACCTGTTTCGTTTTGTATATAGTTTAGTAGGTTAAATAATATGGTTTCGTAATGGTATTGTAGTGTAGCGGCTAAGTCTTTATGTTTTTGTTCTATTTCATCTTCAGGGAATCTATTATCCATTCCGAATAGTTTCATCATCTTTGAGTTAAACATAATCTTATCACTTTTGTCAAACTCAAAGTATTTCATATTCAATCGGTATTCACCCCAATACAGTTCGTATAACTGTTCAAATTGTTTATCATATACGGAAAAATCACCATAAGGAGCAAGTCCCATAACTTTGTATTCACCCTCGTTTGGTTGAAATCCTAGAAACGCAGTAATGGTTGAATATAACATTCCCAATGAATGTGGGAAGTTTATGGACTTAAACTTTTTAGTACTGTTACCCCTACCAATTGCAAATGATGTAGTTTCCCATTCACCAACACCATCTACTGATAATATAATTGACTCATTAAACGGTGAAGTGTAATATGAATAACCGATATGAGATTGATGGTGATTACCTGAAACAATAACAGACTTTGGGAAGTCTTTTCTAAAGTTATTGTATATGGTTTTGTAATACTTTTCAACTTTATAAGACTTGATAGACAATAATGATGATGTTTTATCAACCCTATCAACTTTTGACTCAGGGTCTTCATAAAAACAAACATATGATATATCATTACCTGTCAATTCATTATGTGACAGTACCCACTCAATAGATTTTGTTGGATATGAACTATCGTGTTTGATTCCCGTAAACCGTTCTTCTTCAACTGCTGATATGACTTTACCATTCAACGTCAAACAAACTGCGGAGTCGTGATACCCACAACTAATTCCTAATATGTACTTGTCTGTAAGATTCAATCTTCAATATCTCTAGGATACCACTTCCCACCAATATTAGAGTTAAAATATTCTTCTTGTTTTTCTAATACTTCAAGTTGGAATAGGTATTTGGTTTCTAAGTATGATAATCCTTTTTTAGTTTTTGCAAACTCAATTATCTCTCTACTAAAAATACTATCTCCGTGTTCTAATAACAAATTCTTGACCTCTTGGTGTGAACCGTGATATGTTTTCCAATCACTCTCCACATACTCCACCCGTTTTCTTTTCTTTCCTTTAAGTGGTGGTCTTGTTTTTTTATGATATAATGATTTCTTACCGATGTATTTTTTACCCGTTGGGATATGAATTACTTGATATATAAAACCAATAACCTCATCAGGCATATCTTCTATGTCTTTAATCTCTTTATCTCTGTATAACCACATTTTTTTATATGTCTATTTTAGCCCTAAAAACCATTGGAAAATCAGTAGGTATCGGTATAGGTGTGGACAATTTAGTTGCAGCTAATAAATCACCTACCTCGTCATACCACCCAATTGTAGTAACATACGGTGTTAGTGATGAACTAACAGAACCACTTGGGTCAAATCCAAAAAACTCAGGTATGATTGTTTCATCACTTATTGATTGTGAATATGATTGTGAAACCTCTTCTATGGTATAACTGTATCTTGGTCTATTTAATGTAGTTTCACCTCGTAGTCTAGCAGTTGGGTTGGTTGAAAAGTTAAACTCACTCGGTTCTACTTGAGCCTGAAATACCAATGTTTTCTTTCGGTGTTTGCTTCTAAATGTTAAATCAAACCCACCCAATCCAACGTGTGTATAAGAACCCGTGTCTGTAATTACTATACTACCGAACTCATAGAACACATTTCCCACATAAGTTGTAGACCCACTTACTACCAAATTACCAAAACCATCGTCTGTGAAAATAGTAGATGATGTAGTGTCGTTTAGTATAACAGAGTTTTCTTTTATCTTCTCATCAAATACTGACTGTGATACTTGTATAAGTGTCAGTTTATTATGTAATGATTGTGTGGTTTCAGGTCGGTAGTCGTCTGTGTAAAACTGTCTTTCAATACTACCAAATAATGGCCCTTTATAAATACCATTTGTTGTGGTGTCTGCTGAACCCGTTTCAAATGAACCCGAAAACCGTGTACCTTCTAAAGTCGTGAGAAAACTACTTGTATGTGCTAATACAAACTGTTTGTTGGTCTCATTATCAAACTCTAGAAAGTCGCCGGGTCTTATTGCTTTCATTCATTTATTTTAAAAATCAACTTTAATCTTTACAAGTGATTCTGTATCTCTACCATTAAGGATAGGTCTTGAAACTTTTGCAACTGCAAGTAATTCATTCTGTTCGTTGTAAAGTCCAACAGTAGAAATGTATGTTACAGGTTCATTGTAAAGAGAATCAATGATTTGTTTATCACTACCACTAACATATGTTGGATTGTTAGAGAAATTAAACTCTTTATTTCTAACCCGTACAAAGTAACTTTGAGAACTTACATCTTCCGATGACCTTGCTTTTGCATATGCACCACCCACTAATGAATCATATAAAGAGTAATGTAAGTTATCATATGTTCCAGCTACCAAGTTAGCGGATGAACCTGTTATTTCTACACCAAGAACATTACCGATAGTATTACCGATAGCTGAAGGATTGAAGATTACAATACCACTTTCAGGGAAAAACTTACCATACCCCTCACCGTTGGAGGCTGTATATGTTACAACATCAGAACCCGTGGTGGTTAAATCAATAGTACCACTTGCAATATTATAAACCGCACCACCTGGCCCTATTGTTGGGTTAGTAATGTCTGCGGAGTCATCAATAAATTTGAATATACCGTTTGACCCACTAAAATGAATTTCAAATGAATCCGTGTCAAGTTCTTCCTTAATTCGTGTTCTACTGAAGTTAAGAATAAATGCATCATTAGAAGTGTGTCCATCAGCAGTTGAACCTGTGTAAAATGTAAATTGTGTTGTATTAACAGGTAATAATGTATTTGCGTATTGTTTGTAAACGGCTTGGGTCGGTCTACGAGAACCACTATCAGTTGAAACAGTTGGAGTACCATTACCATTTAAATGTCCATATGATAATGTAAATTGAACTGCGGCCGTTGAGTCTGTACTTTCTGTTTGAAATACATCTAAATAATAAAGACCTCTACCCGTTGAACTTGTTTCTGCGGCTTGAGACCCTGTAAAAAACGTTGTTATACTTGCCGCATCACCACTAAATACACCCTTAGTTACTTTTTTCTTTACGGTGATTACGTCGTCAGGTGATAAATTTTTGTATATGTTAGCCATTTATTATACCGTTTGTCGTGTTACTGTTACATTAATGGTTGATGTAGCACCACTTTCGTTTCCTGTTAATCTAATAGTACCTGTTCTGTTGACATTCACAACACTAGATGGATAAAATCTAATAGAAGTTGCAGATAGAGATTGAACAATACGAGAAGAGCCGGGGTCTTCTATGAGTTGTGATTCACCAAATTGTACTCCGTTCGGTGAAACTTCTAATCTACCTAGTCGGGTGTCAGATAAAAGTGCAGTATACCCAAACCCTGACCCATCTAATGCAGGAGTAGTTGATATACCTAAGTCTATAAAGTCTTTTTCACCTGCGACAACTGAAACAGCACTTGTCCCTAAAACAAGTTTTGGAATATTCTTAGTGTTCGCAGGAAGTGTTACAAGTTTGTATCGTAGTAAAAGTGTTTCATCAGGTACTGCCTCAGTAACAGGTAAGTTCTCAATAGCTGTTCCATAGAAAGCACTTCCAAGTGGGTGTGCAGAATCGTAAAGGGAGTAATCAACCTCATCATCAGCCAATGCAAATTTAGCTACATTGAATTGACCTTGAGCGAGTAACTCTCTACCCTTGTTAGTTAACACTGCATCAATAACAGTTGTGTTATTATTTAAATATGCCATAATTTTTGTCTCGTATTTTGTATATTAATAAATATAGTTATTTATTTTTTTTTAATCAACTGTGAGTTTAATATCATCATCAGGATTTGATACAATTGTTTTAGTCTGTCTTGATTTATTTGTTGATGTTGAATCTTCTTTACCACGAGATGATACGTTTAATTCGTCTTTTACAATAGTAATACCATTTACCACCTCTGTACGTGATGTATTACGACCTATACCAAATCCCCTCTCGGATGACGTAGGTCTAACTTTCTTAATTCTATTTTCTTGTGTTACGGCCTCGCCGGGTTTTGTTCCTGTAAATGGATGTTTGATAGCAAACAACTTACCATCTTCTTCTTTTAATTTGTTGTATTCTCTTGTTTTCTCAACGTATGTTTTATTTGAAAACGTTCGTTCATCTCTACTAATTGTGCCTATTTCACTTTCAATAGTATCTAATTGAGATTTATTATTATATTGTCTTACTTCAAATAGTTTAACCTCATCTCTATCATCACGAACTCTAATTAAACTATTTTCATCAAATTCATTATCTTGTATAATTCTGTTTACAAAATCATCATTGATAGAAACTACATTTTCATTTTGATTTATAAAACCACCACGTTCATCTTGAGTTGGGAATACATCAGGTACTGTCTTAGCTATACCTAAACCAAAGTCAATTGGACTAAATGATATAAGTTCAGAAGGTATTGATGGTGGGATTGCTAATATTGGTTCTTTTCTACCACCTCTTGGGTCACCCAATGGAGTAATTGGTGCTAAATCATTTTGTGCGGGGTCATTTGATATAGTGACATCTTGTGATGGTGGTGTAGTTGTGTATGATGGTGGTACGGGATTACCTTGATTTGCTAAGTCAGTTGTTTCTGCTCTACCTAGTCGTTTTGCTTTACTCCTATCCAACAAATGTGGTTCAATAAATATCGCAGTAGTTAAGTTAGCCTTTTCAGGTACAAACTTTTTAATGTTGTTAAATAAAGTCTTATCAAAGTTTCTAATATACTCTATAAAGAACTTTGTTTTTTGATTACTACCAATATTTTGGAAGAAATTATCTACTAACGTTTGTAAAGAATTGTAAGTGTCTGTATAGTTTTCTGTTGGGTCTGCGTATTCATTTGATAAATCATTACCACCAAAATGTTGTGTAATAATCTCATTAACAATCTGTGTTGGGGAGAAACCAACAATGAGTTCATTGATGTCAGTTACATTTGTCAATACCTCTTTACTACTTCTTGCTAATTCTAATTGATTTTCTATACTTTTTGTTTCAACAGTAATAAAACGTTCACCATTGATTATATCAAACGTACCTTCTATATACTTTATAGTCGTTTTTTTAGGTAATACTTCTATTGTGTCATCAACTGTCTGTGTATTATCAGTAGTATCTTGGTATGTGTATGTCACTAGACCATCCCCAATTCTACTTAACGTAATTGTAGCAGTTACTATATTCTTAGGCTCACCCTCATATGGAGTATTGGGTGTTAGTGTATTACCATTGAGTATCTGATTTAACCCATATCTTACTTTATTACTTGATTGTTTTGACTCACCGACATTAGGAGTAGAAATATATTCTGTTCGTGTAGAACTAATCCAATCGTCAATGGTAATTCCTGAAGCGCTAACGGTTGTTATATACTGTGGGTTAAATACCAAGTTAGGTAATGAACCTGTAAAGTCTGTTCTAAACTCTTGTTCTATATCCACTCGTACTTTCAACGACGATGGTATTTCTAACGGGTTGTCTAACTTAATGGACTTTGGATATTTAGTATGTTCGGTAAAGTTACTATCACTTAAAACAGAATCCCATATTCTCAACTCATCTAAATACCCACTAAATTTAGTATTATAAGTATCAAATGTACCAAATAAGAATCCATCAGTTTCATTAAATACACCGTCCAATGACCCTGATATAGCATCGGGTATAGTTGCACTTGCACTTATTTGATAATCAAACTCACCATTTACTCGGTCAAATTGATTGGCTAGTATTTCGTAACTACCACTAGATAGTTGTTGTACTAATATCATCCACTCACCACTATAAAATGGTGCGATAGAAGAACTCATTGTAAATGTATCACTACCATCAAATATACTGAATTGAATATCCCCATCAGTCGCGTTACTACCTGTGTCTTTAAATCCAACAGTAAACCCACCACCACTTGAGTTACTACCACTAAAGAATGTAATTGTTTCTGCACTACCTGTATATTCTAGGTTTAACTCAACCCCCGTTATAGATGAAATACTTGAATCACTTTGTGTGATGTGTAAGTTAGTATCACTATCTATCTGTAATCTATAATTCTGTCGTTCTTCAGTTACTTCTGTTGATAATCCATCAGGTGTTTGAAATGTACCATACTCGCGAATAAATAATGTAGAATCAGGAACACCATATGATGAAACTAATCCTTTTATTGCACGTCTAGTTCCTTTTTGTTTCAATAAGAATGGTAAGTTGGTTAGTAGTCGTCTAACCGTTTCTTTTTGTTGTTTCTTAAATGAAAAATCAGTTGTTAGACCACCTTTCCCTGTATCGTTTTCGTTGATACCTAAAACATATTCCCAAATATCTTTCTCACTAAACCCAACGTCAAGATTATTCGCGTACATATTAAGTAGAACTACACTCAAGTCCTCACTCAATCCTTTTGTTACATCGTTACTCCAATCATATAGATTTGATAATTCTTTACCATACAACCAAATCTCATCCATCAACGTACCCACCATATCAACAAATAAGATATAATCCTCGGAGTTTGTATCTTCTCGTAAGTACTCGGGTGTGTTATTCTTAAAACTATCTCTGTTTAGATTATCATAATCTCTACCAACTGATAGTAAATTATTATACCACGTTATCACATCATTAGACGTAGATGATTTAAGGGCAGGTTTTGCTTTTATACTCACATTATCTATTCGTAAAAACCCAACAAATATGGTAGCCCCATTGACAATAAAATCATTGGAACTATCACCCGTTTTTGCAGTAAAAGTAAATGTATTAGAACCACTTGGGAAACGTCGTTCTTCTGTTATTTGAATTCCATTATACGACATTGATATTGGAAGTGACCCCTTATCAACATCAAATGATACATCATAAACTGTACCAACGTCTAACGTAATACTCTGTGATACTAGCCCATTCCAATATATCTCAAGACGTTCATTGTTGATACTCGTAGGTGAGTTTTCTACATACCACCCTGTACCTGACGAAAGGTCACCATTGGTTACTTGTTCGGTTGGTGTGGTCTTTGGCCATTCTGCAAATATACCCTCGGACGATGAAACAATAGATGATGAATAGATAGAACCACTTGTATTAAACAAATATGATTCATAATCATCAAAACTAGCCTTGAGTAATCTAATATCATCGTCAAGTTTGTCAATTTGAGTTTGTCGTCTAATAATATTATCAGATGACGATGAAACTGCAGTACTTTG